GCAGCTCCTTCTCCCCGCCTTCGAGAAGGTGATGAAGGAGGCAGCGCTGCTGGCCATTGCCAACCTTCCCTTCGAGATCGGGGTGGATTGGGAGCTGGTGAACACAGCGGCGGCGAAGTGGGCCAGGCAGTACACCTATGACCTGATCACCGGCATCAACGAGACTACGGCGGCACGACTTCAGGCGGCGATCAACAATTGGATCGAGGCCGGGGAGGACTTCCCGGCGCTGGTGGCCAGGGTGCAGGAGATTTACGCCAGCCCGGTGCGGGCGGAGATGATTGCTGCCACGGAGATCACCAGGGCCTATGCTGAGGCGAACACACTGGCCTGGAAGGAAAGCGGGGTAGTAGAAGCCAGGGAATGGCAGACAGCGGCGGATGAGCTGGTCTGTCCGATATGCGGGCCTCTCCGTGGGCAACAGGCAAAGCTGGGCAAGCCGTTTCCTGATGGGATTGAGAATCCTCCCGCACATCCGAGATGCAGATGCTGGGTGACGCCTGTGGTGATGAGGAGTTAGCCCGTGGCTGATGTAACTATCCAGGTCGAGGGGTTGGACGAGCTCCTCAAGCGCTTTGGTGCATCCAACAAGATCGTGGCCCAGGCCATCGGGCGGGCCATGAAGAAGGCCACGCTACATCTCCAGGCCAAGATCGCGGTCTATCCTCCCCCTCCGCCGACCAGCACCTACCGCCGCACGGGCACGCTGGGGCGGAGTATCACCAGCGAGGTGAGGGGGGTGGGCACGGACGAGGTGCGGGGCATCGTGGGCACAGCCATTCCCTATGCCCCAGTGGTCATCGGCCCGGAGCAGCCGTTCTACATGAAGCACTGGAAGACCATAATCCAGCACGCCGAGGACGAGAAGCCGCAGGTGGAGGAATTCTTTGTCGAGGCGGGGGAGGAGATCGTGGGGGGGTTGGCGAAGTGATCATCCGTTGTCAGCTTTGCAACACTCCGATCTTTGAGTTGCGAAAGATGGGGAATGAGGTTATAATACTGATCAGGGTCAGGCACCACGGCCAGGAGCACATTTCGCTGGTAAATATTGCGGAATTATTGCGGTTGTTGGAAGAGGAGAAGACGGATGACGCAAACAACTAACGAATATGATGAATTGAAAGCGAAATGGGAGGCAAGATATAAGGGACCAGATAACCTAACCGATGATATTTATAACCTTGTAGCGACTTCGGCGGAATGGCAGGCGTTTACCAAGCAAGTGCAGGAGATAATAACTGTTCTCGGCGATGCAGTTCGTGCCTTCGCCCAAATATCAGAAGATTAGGATTCATTAACCAAATAGTGTACTGAAATCCAATAGCTTGAGCTGCCTTGACAGCCTGATTTGAACGCCCGGAGCGTCCGTTGCTCCGGGCGTTTTTTGGTGCGCCCAACTGAATAATCGAGCTACCCGATAGCCCCCTTTGAGCGTCCTGAACGCCGAAGGGGGCTTTTCGCTTTTTGGAGGTTTACATGCCATTACCAACACCGGATGAGAACGAAAAGGAGCAAGAATTCATCGCCCGCTGCGTGCCGCTGGTGATCGAGGCGGAAGAGTTGGACGCAGACGACGAGGATCAACGCAAGCAGGCCGTCGCCATCTGCTACAGCCAGTGGCGGCAGGCGACGGAGAGCAAGGCCGCCCAGGGGGCGGACGGCGTAGATGGGCAGGAAGTCCATGCCGACGCCGGGCAGGCCAAAGATAAGGAGGCTGTTATGACTGACGAAACAAAAGCGCGCGAGGATGTGACCGGCGAAGGCGCAGCTGTGAAGTTTGCCGACGAGCAGGCGGGGATCGTCGAGGGGCTGGCCATCCCCTATGGCGGCCCGATGGGAGGCAAGGACCTGCAGGGCGAATACTTCACGCCGCGCACCGACCTGGCACTGAAGTGGTTCGACAGGCGACCCGCGCTGTTCCACCACGGCGTGGATCCCGACGCGGAGATCGAGCCCGTGGGGGTGCAGTTCGAGACCAAGACGCTGGACGCGGGGCAGTGGGCGAAGGTGCAACTGGACAAGGCCCATCGCTACTACGATATGATCGCCGACATGGTGCGGCAAGGCAAGCTGTTCTTCTCCAGCGGGGCGATGCCCCACCTGGTGCAGAAGGGGAAGGACGGCGAACTGCTGCGCTGGCCGTGGGTGGAACTGAGCCTGACGCCGATGCCGGCCAATCCTTACGCAATCACGATGGAATCGAGCAAGCGGCATTACGCCGTGTTGGGGCTCAAGTTCTTCGATCCCGACGAGGGCGAAGCCGGGCGCGGAGCCGCGGACGCGGGCGCCTCGGGCCCGAGTGGAGAAGAGACCAATTATCAACCTGCACCTCCGGGTGCGCAATCAATCAAATCACAGGAGGTTTTTGACGTGGACGAGAAGGAACTGCAAGCAAAGATCGAAGCAGGCGTTGCCGCTGCACTAGCCGTTAAGGCTCAGGCGGAGAAAGAGGCCGCTGAGGCGGAGGCCGCCAAGCAGAAGGAGATCGAGACCAAGGCATGGGAGATGGCGCGGGTCCTAGTCAGCGGGCGCAAGATCGAGTTCCCCGTGACCGAGCCGGCGATCCCGGGCATGGTCAAGGACGTGTTGCTGGACGACGAGCGGACCGAGCCCATCGACCTGGCTCTGACGGCCATGATCTGCGGCAAGGTGCACACCGACGAGGATGACGCCACCAATACGGTGACGGTCAAGAAATACGTGCCTTACGATCCATCCAATCGGCTGCTCAGGGCGATAGCCATGAAGGCTTACAATGCCCAGGCCAAGGGGCAACTGGCGGCCAAGGCCCTGGCGGACCTGGCGGTGAAGTCGGATGAGGTGATGCATTCCGACCTCACCTCTTACGGCGCGGAATGGGTGCCAACCCTGTGGAGTGCCGAGATGTGGCGGAAGATCAGGCTGGGGGCCCGCATCCTGCCCCTGTTCACGGCGTGGGAGATGCCGAGCAACCCGGCCTACTATCCCATCCAGTCCACCGGGTTCACCATCTATAAGGTGCCCGAGACGGCGGACGAGGCGCAGCTTGTGTTCGGGAGCAACAACCCGTTCACCGACAGCCAGGTGGTGACGGGCAAGCTCACCTTCACGGCAGGCAAAGCCGGGGCATTGGGCTTCTTCTCCGAGGAGCTGGTGGAGGACGCCATCGTGCCTATCGCCACCGAACTGAGAACGCAACTGGTGGACGACGTGACGCATGGCATCGACGAAATCCTGATCAACGGGGATGAGACCGGTGGGGTAGCGGAGACGGGCAACATCAGCTATTACGGCAGTGCCATCGGCACGGTGAGCCGTTTTCTGGTGATCGATGGGCTGCGTCACCTGTGCCTGGTGACCAACACGGCCAACAAACGAGACGGTGGGGTGCTCGCCTTCGAGGACTTCCATGCTACCCGCCAACTGATGGGGACGCTGGGCAAGTATGGGGCCGATCCCTCGAAGTGCGTGGTAATCCCCGACCTTTCGACCTGGTACAAAATAAGCTTGCTGGACGAATATATAACCCAGGACAAGGCCGGGGACGACGCCGTGAACAAGACAGGTGTGTTGTGGACAGTAGATGGTATGCCCATCGTGATGACCGAGGACTATCCGCAGACGGATTCCAGCGGCTATATTAACGCTACCGCCGGGAACAACACCGTGGGATCGTTCCTGGTGGTGCGGCGGGATGGCGTGAAGATCGGCTGGCGGCGTCACGTGAAGGTGGTGGTAGGCGACATTCAATATTCGGACGCCCACTACATCCTGGCCACGGTACGGTTCGATCTCCAGACGTTCGACAGCGAGATGGCAGCCCTGTCATATAACATCACCATCTAGCCAGGCTTATTGGGGCGAGGAATCCTCCTCGCCCCTCTAGTCCAATCAATCAGGAGGTAAACATGAACAAGAGACAGACTTTAATCGGTCTGGCTGTCGTTTTGGCCCTGGTAGCCGTCGCCGTATTCGTGGCTGGCTGCGAGAGGCCAGAGGTCCAGGCTGTGCGGGAGCGGGCGTGCATCTACGCCAAGTGCGATAGCTACATCGCACTTGGGGCGGACATCCTGTGGTACTCGGACGACCGATCCACGTTGAAGGCGGCCGTCTACGGCGACAGCGGGCAGGTGTACTCGGCGAATACGATTGTCCTGGAGGGCTCGACGGCCGACGCTCACGAGACTACGCTGACGGTGACCGACCCGACGGCGGATAGGACGATTACCTTGCCAAACAACAGTGGCACGGTGGTCATCGCGCCGACGGCGGCGACGAACTACGGGGCGGTCTTCGCCGCGGTGAACACGGTGGCCTACACAGACACGTCCAACAAGACCATGTTCGTCATCCCGGCCAACGCCGACATCGTGGACATCATGCTGGTGGTGACCACAGCCTTCAACGACACCGGAACGGATCTCTTGAACTGCGGCTATACGGCTGGCTCCCCCAACGAGTACATCGCCAATGGCGTGGTGAGCGCGGTAGGCGTACAGCGCATGGGCGCTGACGCCACCATGCCCTACGCCAAAGTGGGCGACGTGGGTTCCAGCAACGTGACCGTGCTGTGCAAGTACACGGGGCAGAACGGAAACTCCAGCGCGGGGGCGGCGACGGTGCAAATCCTGTACCGCATCGACTGAGACAATGGGGGCGGGGGCATCTTTCTCCTCCTTCCCCGCCCCCACAACCAACAAGGGGGTGCATTATGAAGCTCAGGTTCAAGCAAGTATATCAGG